AAGGAGGTGGAACTACATCGCGCGACGATCTTGATGTTGTGTTGGAAGATGATGCTATCAGTCAGCAAGATGTTAGGGTATTAGGATCTTTCGCCGGAATTTCCGCAGCACCTTCAGAAGTTAACCTTGGTATGTTATACAGACAGTTTGTAGCCTGTAAAACTCTTGATGATCTTCATAATTGGTTTAAGTTAACACAACCTAATGGAGATTGGGATTCTTTCCAAAGACATCTTAATGTTGAAACCGAGAGAAAGAAACTTGAGGCTGCTGCTGTGGCTAATTTTTTGAAGGGACTTCCAACAGTAAGTTAATAGAAGATGGTGCAGGTACTAAAGTTTCTTTTATATTTACTTTTGGAAGTGGATCTCCCGGAAGTAAGCAGTAAAAGAACTCCTGTTAAATAAGACATTCTCTTAACTTTACTTTGGTTTCACCTCCTGGGGGAGTTAAAGATAGCAGCCATCTTTGGAGAATAGTTAAGTGCCAGCAGTAAGTGAAGCTCAAAGACGACTCTTTGTAATAGCAGAACATAATCCTTCTAAACTTCACAAGAAAAATAAAGCACTAGGAAATCTTTCACATAAAGTCCTTCATGAGTTCTCAAGCACTAAGGGTTTACACGAGAAGGTAAAGAGGAATATCTTAAGTGCCCGGACTAAATAGTTTCCATACTAAAGTAGGTAATAATCTTCTTAATGCTAAGGGAACTATGGTAATTACCGGAAAAAAGATCAAACAATTCTCTAATCCTTTTCTTCATGGTTATAGTTATAAGTTGAAGAGCCAACTGTTCAAACTTAAGAAGTAAATTATGTACATTTATCATCCAATTGCTGGCTACTGCAATTATGCGATTGAACAGCAACCTCTTATAACTACAAGTATCAATCATGAAGTCTTTGATGAATTAGTTATCAGGGAACAAGAAATATTAGCTAGTTTTTTAAAAGAAGATGCCCGAGCAAGGAACTAGTTACGGACCAGCTTTTAGTCGAGTAACAAGGACTCCCATTATTTTTGATAATGCTAGTGGAAATGCTGGACTATATACCCACCCATCTTTATTAGCAGATATGGTAGCTAATATACCAATAATAAAGAATTTTATAAATCAGACAGGGACTATACATATTAATCCTGAAAATATAGGAACAAGAGATAATCTAGATAATACTGATGTTGGTACAGTAACTAGGCATGAACAAATACATCAATTATTGCATAAATTGTATGAATCTAATAAATTGGAGGGCATGAATAGAAAAAATCCTTATTATAATTCAATAGTAAATTCTCTTAATCCAAATATTAAAGTATATATGCAGGGACAGGGGGGAGCAGGTGATCCACAAGCAGAGCTTCCTGCCTATACAGCTACCAAAGAATCTTCTAGGTTAAGTATTCCACAACCATTAGCTCAGGATTATGTAAATTATCTTCAAGATCAACTCTTTAAGATTGATCCAAATTTGGCTAAAAAGTTTCAACAATTGAGGAGTAAGTAATGCCTCTTAAAGAAGCAGTCCAGAAAGCTATTCATCATATGGCCATGAAGCATAAGGCAAAGATGAAGGGGAAAAAGAAAGAAGAGAAGGGGGAGAAAGAAGACTCTGGAGAGACCTTTAAGAATGAAGCTAATGAAGAAAATGATGAAATTCCTAAGAAAAGGAAGAAATAATTATGTTACAACCAGCATTCTTACTCGCCGCAGTTGCATTTATTCTTACTCTAATTGCTGGAGTTACGAATAAGATTCCAGACTGGATAGGACTCCTTATCCTTTGTATTGCAGTTATGGTTGTGGTTTATCATTAGATGAATCTAGAAGTTAACTTTGCCAATACTGCTCAAAGGGAGTTCTATTATTCAACTGCAAGAAATCAATGCTTTAGTGGTGGATTTAATAATGGAAAAACTTTCGGTGGTATTCTAAAAGCTCTTACTCTTCTTACTACCTTTCCTAATTATAGATATTTGATTGCCCGCCAGACGTTTTCCGATCTTAAAAGTACCACAATGCAATCATTTTTTAAAACTTGTCCGCCCGAACTTATTGAATCACAGAACTGGCAGGATGGCCTAACTACTTTTAAGAATAAGTCGATGGTATTTTGGAAACATCTTGATAAAGCAGATGAGAAATCACTTCGTGGTTTTGAACCAAACAGTATTTTAATAGATCAGGCAGAAGAGATAGAAGAACAAGTATATGATGTACTTGACGGTCGTGTAGGAAGATGGGACGGGGCAGTTGTACCTGAAAGTTTGAAGAAACAATTTCCATATTGGCCTAAAGATCAACAAGGAAAAGATGTAGCTCCTTCTTACATACAACTTCTTTGTAATCCTGATACTCAATTTCATTTCATATTTCGTAAATATCACCCAGATTCAATGGAACGAAGAGAAAATTATTTCTTCGTTGAAGGAGAGTGGGACTCCTCATTAGGAAGTAAAGAAACTTATGAAGAGGCATTGAAGAAGGGTGAGGAATATGTTGCGAAGTATGTAAAAGGACAGTGGGGACTTTCCAATGCTCAAATACATCGTCTTGCATCATCTTCCTTATTGGAGCCAACGGAAGAATTATTGGATAGAATTAAACGGAAAGGTAATCTCTTTCGTGTTCTCGATCATGGAGATAGTTCTCCTACTTGTTGCTTATGGTTTGCTGTATTGGATAATTGCTACATTTGTTATAGAGAGTATTATGTACCGAACCAAGTAATCTCTCATCATAGACAATCAATTTTTGATCTTTCCGATACTGAAAGATATTCAAGTAACTACGCAGATCCCCAAATCTTCAAGAAAACAGCCCAAAAACAAGGTGGTTTTTACTCTGTGGCAGATGAGTATCTTTCTAAGGATATAGAAGGACCACAACTTGCTTGGATTCCAGCGGACAACAATGAATTTGCTACTCGGAATAGAATTAATGAACTTCTCAAAGTTCGGGCGGATCAAAAACATCCTGTAACTGGAGAATTTGGTGCCCCGAGGATCTATTTCATTAAGAGAACTGTTGATTATCCAAATGGTTGCTTTTTCGCCATCAACGAACTCCAGAGCCAGCGAAGAGAATTAATTGGATATGTAGATGGTCGAGCTGTTTATAGTGATGATAGGGCAAAATCAATAGCAGATCATGCTTATGATCCTACAAGATATTTTGTTGCTATGCATGGATCACCTCTTTCTGTTCCGAAGAAACAAGCTAAAGAACATACCTTTGCTTGGTACCAGATGATGAAAAAGAGGAAAGATCAGATGTTGGGGGCGATGAGTGCCTAATTTTAGAAGTAAATCTGTAGTAATCAGTGCTATTCAATTTATACCGGGCGAAACAGATGATATACCAGGCATCGAATGGGATCATGGTGGATTTCCTTTTATAAGGACACTCGAAGGATGTATGAGGATTTCTCCACAAGATTGGATTGTAACTGGTACCAAAGGTGAGAAATATCCTTGTAAACCAGACATATTTGAAACTAAGTATGAGCTAGTAGAAAATGTCTAAAATCCTAGTCCAAGATGAGTTCTGGCGAGATCGCCTAGACTCTGCTGATAAGTACTACAAACAATGGGCAGGACTTTTTAAGTGTGATATCTTAGAGAAATATTATGAAGGTCAACAGTGGAAGTCCCAAAGAGAACTTAGTTATAATCCTTATGTAATCAATAAAGTTTATGAGACAGTCCAAATTAAACTTGCTGAATTTGTTCCAACTTTTCCTAAGTATATAGTAAGCTCGAAGCCAGCAAACGCAGAGTATGATCTTGAAGTTGCTGCTGATTCAGCACAACTTAAAGAAGATACTCTAAATTCTATAATTCAAGATGATCGACATCATTTCTCCGAGGAAGTAGAACAGGCATATAAAGATTCTTTCTTCCGCTTTGGAATGATGGAAGTTGGGTATGCGGCTGATTGGATACTTAATCCGAATGCTCAGAAACCTCTCTTAAAGGGAGATATAGAAAGGCATCTAAGTGGAAAGGAACGGTATCAGATTAAACTCTCACCAGATGAGCTTCCTGTTAATGAGCGAGTATACTTCAAGCATATTAGTGCTAAGAGATTTAGAGTTGGTGGTTTGGATCACAAGTATCTCGATCGCTGTGGTTGGATTGGATACTACGACTATGTGTACAAAGATGATCTCCTCGCAATGCCAAAATTAATGCAGAGATCAAAGATTGAGATTGCATCAGGGGTTAACCCAAATTCTCATAGCGAAACAAATGATTACAATACAGAGACACTTAAAGCAGATGCTGTTAAACTTTGGTTTATTTGGGACCTTAGGTCTAGAATGCGGTTGCTTATACTTGACTCTCCATGTGTTACAGTATATCAAAAAGGATTCAAACGAATACCATTATTTGATTATAGACCGGATAGAAGAATGCTCACTGAAGGGTTCTATCCAATTCCTCCTGTATTCCACTGGCTTTCACCTCAAGATGAAATCAACGAAACAAGAGAAATGCTTCGAGCGCATAGACGCCGTTTCGTGCGGAAGTTCCAAATAATTGAAGGAACAATGGATGATGAAGAAATTGAGAAATTTGAAACTGGACCAGATGGGGCACTTTTAAAAGTAAAGCGTGAGAATGCGATTACACCTATAGAAAATGCAGACTTGGGGAATGCACTAAATGAAGCTATACAAACTTCAGGGGACGATCTCAATAGAATCTCTGGAACTTCTGACCAGGAACGAGGAATTACAGACCGTGGGACAGCTACCGAAGCTAATATTATCCAACAACGAGGAGCTGCTAGAGGTAATAAAGAAAGGGACAGAGTTGTCCGTTGGTTTTCTTCTATTGGACGAGAAGGACTTCTTGTAATAAGAGATAAGTTTACTCTAGGAATCTGGATCAATCAATCTTCTCCAGAAGGAGAACAGTTCCTAGGAAGTATAGTAGATGAGAATCCAGCTTATAAATGGGTCACCGCCGAAGATCTTAATGATGGTTATGATTTTAGGATCAACGTTGATATAACAAGTCTCTCTGTCTCTGCCCAAGAAGATGAAAAAAAGCACTTTATGGAGTTTCTCGCCGTGATGAACCAATTCCCACAGCTTGCTTTTTCACCCCTCCTAGTTCGAGAAGCTGCATATAGAGTAGGGTATCGAAATTCTAAAGTCATCAAGGAACTCCAAAAGATGGCACTTCTCGCCGAGATGGGGAGAATGGCTCAACTTCAGGCAAGTGTTGGTGGGCCACAAATGAATCCGGCGGGTGGAAATAATGGGCAACAAATAATGGCAGAACAGACTCCTCCCACTGGTCCGGCGATACAGAAACAGCTTGGGAATCAATTGGTACAGTAAATTATGGAAAAAGATATTTTGATCAAAGGAATTCATTGCTCCCTTTGTAATAAATCTACTTGTGGTTGTGAAGATTGTTTAAGAATAAAGACAGGTCCAATATGTGCAGATTGTTTTAGAACTATAATGTCAGAACATATTGGAAGTATTGGAAGTCAGCCAAAACAAGAAAAAAGTGGATTGACAGTAGGTCTAAAAGGACCAGTCCCATTAAGTAGAACCAAAGAAGATGCCCCGAGTTGATTCACATACATTAAATACTCTCCTTCGCCACAAGTTTAAGGAAAGACCGGAATCGACAGCAGTAAATGATGTTGAGTATAATCCTGAGACTCTTGAAATGACGGTAATTTTTCAACATAGGGGAACTTATAAGTACTACGACATCCCCTTAGATGTTTATGTTGATTTTGCTGATTCTTCAAGTCAAGGAACTTACTTCAATCTTTATATTAGGAACTACGGATATAATTATGAGAGGATAGGATAATATCGTGGCAGTTCAAGACGCTATCGCTGAAGCAGCAAACGAGATCCAAACTGAAATCGAGAAGATCGATGAGAAGATTAAGAAGGAAAAAGAGAAGAAACCTTTAGAAAAGAAGAAAGAAGAACCTCCTTCCGAGGAAACTGAGGAAACTGAAGAAGAAACTCAGGAAATTCCTGATGAGGAAGAAGAGGAAACACTTTCTGAGACAGAACTTGAAGCTCAAGAACTAGAAGAAGCTAGAGTCCTTTATAAAGCTCTAAAAGATCCAAAACAACGTGGTGCAGTTATTGCCGCCATGGCTCATGAAGCAGGAATATTGAATAAACCTGCTGAGACAAAAACAGAAGAAAAAGTTCAGAAGAAAGCAGTAAAGGATTTAATTAAAGAAGCTCTCGGCCCAGATCTAGCTTTTCTATCCGATAAGTTAGGGGCTGCTATAGAGGCTGTTGTTAATCAACAGAAAGAAGAACAGAATGCTGAGAAAGCTGAGGCTCAAGCACAGCAAGTAGCGAATGAAGTGGTTTCATCGGAAAACCGCCTGAATAGAGAAACAAATGGTGATTTTAAGAGATTCAAAGATAAAATGAATACTCTTGCTAATGAAGTTCTGCCTGGGCCAACAATGACCCCATATAAATATATGACTATTCTTTATGAACTAGCCTCTGGCAAGAAAGTTCAAGGAATAAAGAATGGATCAGATCCTGATCGCACTAAGCGAAATGCTAATGACTCAGCAAGCAGACTGAGTTCTAAGACTCACAGCGTACAAGTACCACAGGGGAAAGTACCAGATAAGAAAATGAGTCTTAATGAATCCGTTGCTTTTGCATTAAAAGAAATAGAGAAGAAGTAATTCTCTTAGGTATTTAATTTATGGGTGTGACATTTGGTTCTAGTTCTGCTCCGAGTCAGGTAACTCAAAATCTTGATTCACTATTTGGTCTTAGCCTTGCGGCATATCGTAAAGAGCTAATCGACAATATTGGTGCAACAAATGCTTGGTATCATGAAGTTATTTCTGGTGAATTATATGAAGGTCAGGACGGTGGAACATACATACAAGATCCTTTGATGTATGGTCTAACTCCTGCCGACTCCTATGATGGGTATGATGAACTTTCTACTTTACCTACTGATGGAATTACCGATGCAATTTTCCAATGGTCTCAATGTGCGGCTCCGATAAGTTATTCCATGAAGGAAGTAAAGCAGAATAAACAGCGGATTGTAAATCTTGTTAAGTCTAGGATCAAGCAAGCTGAAATGGGATTGCAGGAATTTTTCGCCCAGGTCTTTATGTGGGGTTCTGCAAATCAGGCAGGGGGATCTCTTAAGACTCCTTATGTGAGTGGTATCAATGGATCTACTTCTGTTGATCCAATAAGTAAGTTGATTGATTTTACTCCTTCTACTTCAGTGAGTATTGGAAATATTAATCAATCTTCCAATACTTGGTGGAGAAATAAAACTCTCACATCCGCCGCCACTACTTATGATGCTTTTATTCTGGAAGTAGATAAGATTTTTAACCGTTGTGCCCTAGGCACTGGCGGAAAGCCGAAACTTATCCTACTTGATGAAACTACTTATGAGCTTTTTGTACATGCTCTCTACCAGAAATATCGCTATACAGAGTCCAAAGTAGATGAAGCATATCCTTTTGAAAATGTAGTTTATAAAGGTGCTCATTTTGTAATGGATGATAAAGTCCCAGATGTTAATGCTGGAACTGCTCCAACTCTTGTAGGTGGTGCTGGTGATCCGAGTACTTTAACTAATGGTTCTGCTTTCTTTATTAATCCTCAATTTTTCAAACTTATCTATGAAGAAGATTCTGATTTTAAGATGTTAGAAGATGACCAGGGACGTACTTTCTTCAAACCAATTAATGGTGATTCTCGTGTAGGCCATGTAGCCTGGATGGGAAATACTGTTGTAAATAATAGAAGGAAGCAAGGCGTTATGGGCACGATTGCGAGGGCTCTAACTACTCCGTAAGGGGCATTTAGGAGATAAATATATGAGAGCAAAATATGTAGGTAATAAAGCTGACCAAATCTCCATGACTGTCCACAATGCGGAAGCTAGTGCGACTATTCCAATGGGTGCTCCTGTAGTTCTTGTAATGAATGCTACTGGTGATGGACTTGATGTTGTACTGCCAAGTACATCTACAGCACAGAAAATTCAAGGATTACGTTATGGTGTAGCAACAAGAGCAATGGCTGTAGGAGATTTTGCTGAATCTGTGGTTTTTGGATTTACGAATACTCTTCTACTCTATCGCCAGACTCGCTCTGATTCTACTGGAAATTGGCTTACTGAGGCTGCAAGATCAGTGGGTGAATTCTTAGGAATCAGTTCTGCAATTAATGGTTTTGTAACTACTGCTGGTGCGCAAATACTTTCTGGACTTTCTGCCAGCACTGCTACAGCAACCACAACGCCATTAGCAACTATAACAGTATATAATGCTGATGCTGTTCTTTGCCAAACTTTGGCTTCTTATGCTTCCTCGGCTTCGGCCACTTCTGATACTCGTACTGCTATTACTGCTGCCGTAAAGGCTTTTGTTCGATTGATGTAGATTTCTCCTCGTTCTCCTTCCTCCGAAAGGAATTAGGGATCTACTATTGAAAGATGGTAGATCCCACTTTTTGAGAATATTTTATGAAGATCATGGTCGGCGTAAATACTCTAACTTCTGTTGATCGAGCAGTCTACTCAAATCACTGCCAGTTCTGGTTTAGGCTTGGTAGAAAAATGCCAGAAGTAGAATTTCTACTTAATCACCCTTATCGAATGTCTATAGATAATATGCGTAATATGACAGCAAAAGTAGCTGTTGATAATAATTGTGATTACATCTTATTCATAGATGATGATGTTCTAGTTCCAGTAGATTGTTTACAACACTTAATCGCCTGCGAGGCGGACGTGGCAGCAGGGTGGACAGTTATTAGAGGTTATCCTTTTAAGAATATGTTCTTCAAGTTTACTGATGAGGCAAAGTTAAATTTGATGAACTATGATGAAGGGGTTAAGTTTAATGAGCGAGGTTATATAGAATGTGCGGCGGTAGGGTTCTCTTGTGCCCTCCTCAAGGTAGAATCTCTTAAAAAGGTAGAACCTCCTTATTTTGTGACTGGTCCCTATAACACGGAAGATATTTACTATTGTATGAAACTTCTGCAAGCAGTTCCCGAGGCAAAGATAGTAGTTGATCCTGGGATCTTGACAAGCCATAATCTTGGAAGTGAGTACTTAGATCCACTTAATCGCGCGGCTTACAAACTCTATAGTGAAACTATTGATCCATCTTTGGTTAAAGAGCAAGAAAAACCTCAAACAATCTCTAGAAATCATGATGATCCAAAAGATGGGACTCCAACTTATGAGGATGCCCTAAAAAGGAGTATGGGATGAGAAAATTACTGTGGCTATTCCTAACAGTGCCGCTGAGTGCTCAAATCTACTACACATTACCAAAAACAACAGCACTTAGTTCTGCTGCTGAAGTTCTTACTGTACAGCAACCTGCCAATGGAATAAGTAGAAGGATTAGATTTATTTCTGCTTATATTGATTGTTCGGTAGCTTGTGCAGTTACACTAGAAAGAAATGGAACGGCAGCTTCTTCAACTATCCAAGTACCAGCACAAGTAAATCCTCAATTGAGTACTCCTGCTTTGGCCCAAGGATTTAATTCTTCAAATGTTGGGACTGGAACAGTACTTAGTAAAGTTTCATTAGCTGCTAATGGATCAGTAATAGTAGATCTTAGCAACATTACTATGGCCGGGGCGGACAGTTCTCAAAACTTTACTGTAAGAACTAGTTCTATAAGTGGTACTGTTGATATTATGATTAGTTGGAGTGAGTTATGAAGATTTTTCCGTTGATTATAGTATGGTTAGTAATAATCTCTTTACTCTTCGCCCAGTCTCCTAAAAGTGTTAGTGGTTTAGGATCTGCTGGTTCTGCTGGAACGACGGGAGCTACTGGAAGTACTGGAGTTACTGGGCCTACAGGACCTTCTGGTACAAGTCTTGGTTATGTATTAATGGCCAGTGGACCAAATGCAGGAACTACGGCTCCAACACCCGTTATAAATACAACATATTTTATTGGCGGTCCTACTTGGGCTAGATGGTCAGATTTAGCTACTGAAGGATTTGGTAGAATATATATACCTAATGCTGGTACAATTAAAGTTGTATATTTAAGTTTTTCTACTGGTATTAGTGGAAGTAATGAAATTTCTACTGCAAGTATTAGACTTAATAATACTACTGATACTGTAATTTCAAGTGTAATTACTAACGATTCTCTAAATACTGTTTTTAGTAATACAAGTTTATCTATATCTGTTGTAGCTGGCGATTATATTGAGGTTAAATGGGTGTCTCCTACATGGTTAACTCCTCCTATTGGAGCACGACTTGTTGCAACAATTAATATACAATAACTTATGAACCGTATCGACATGGCAACTCGCCTACAGAATTATTTTAATAATCCTATATACTATACTGGTATAGATTTGAATGATTCTATCCAAGATGGTCTAGATGAAGTAGTAGCTTTTTCTGGTTGTGTATATAATAGTGCAACAGTTCCTTTTCAAGCAAACTTAACTTACTATAATATGAGGCAGTTATTACCGGATTACTTAGGTGTTATTGCAATATTTAATAATGTAATAAAGAGATGGTTATTGCCAACTTCTCTACGTAAATTAAACCAGGACCGTATAGATTGGGAGTGTGTTGGAGGAACTCCATATTACTTCTCCGCCGTGAACCATCGATTTGTTGCTATTTATAGAAAACCTCTGGTTTCTGCTTATGGTAATATGTTTATTTACTATCGAGCAACTGCTCCACTCCTTAATGACCAGACTCTAATTCCTATTCCAGATGATCATTTAACAACACTAGAGAACTATAGTATTGCTGATCTTCTTGAACAACAACAGGAATGGAGTAAAGCAGGAGAAAGATTAGAAACTTATATGAAAGATTTGGAGCAACTTAGAGTTTATATGAGAAATAAGAGAGATCCAGAGAGAATGATGAGTTTACGTTAAATGTCTATTTGGTCTGATTCATATCTGCAACAGTTAGAGGGAGACGCGAGACAACAGATCGGCCAAGATCTCCAATATATCTTCTTTCGCTTTTATCTCCCGGTCCAATTAGGTAAATCTGTTTATACTCTTCCATCCTATTTGAGAAGTATAAGAAGAATTACTTGGTTAGGGCGTTCTCTTGATGCAGATAATTTTGAAGAACTCCAGTATTTAACTCCTGCAACAGCAGTGGTTAATCCAAGTGCTCCACAGGGGAATATTGAATCTGTTATAAGTAAACCTCTATATTATGCACTTCATCCAACGAATCCTTATGCTATTAGATTATTCCCAACTCCTAATGATACTTTCGATTTCCCTAATATTACTGCGGGAGATCCTTATAGTCCCACTCTTAATGAGCGGCACTGTACCGTTAGTTGCTGGCGAACTACTGATGATTCTCTCAGTGATCCTAATCTATTGTTACCACCGTATATCGAAAGACGGACAGTTAAAGCATATGTAGCTTGGAAGGCTTTTCTACAAGAAGGAAAAGGGCAGAACTTAACTGCTGCTAAGTACTATGAGATGAAGTATAGATTTCTTATTGAACAGTT